GGAGTCTTGATATAAGTTAGGGCGAGCTTTTGGCTCACAACGTTGACTTTACTCTTGTGAATCTCGTGTGGAAGACACACTGAGCACCAGCCCCCAATCGGGGGTTTTGTGGTCTATTGACTACTACGACCCTCGTTGTATATAATGTAAGAGCAACCTGTGGAACCTACTAGCAATCTCGCCCCCGACGTGGGGCGTTTTTGTTTGTCGCTCTGGAAGCAGATAAAAAGCCGATTTTATTGACAGCTCTACTAGAGACCATGTTCTACTGGAAAGGAACCATAGTAGGTTCATACAACAAAGGTTGCCGAGGCTCTTTCGCTAACATCCTCGATAAAAACTTGAGTGAATTGCGGGTCAATCAAATCAACCTGGTTCCGGTGCTCGAAAGAGTAAACACAAACCCAGGCTCTGAAATCCCTAGACACCCGATACAGCCAACGTAGTGGAGCGGATAATCCTCCTGAAAGAGTGGAGAGCCCATTGTACGCCAGACTGACAGAAGCCTTTTGCATAGTTTGTCTCTCTTGTCCTGTGCCATACACCGGATAAAGGGGAAGGAGTATCAAAAATCGGCCGCCAACTCAATCACTTGACAAGAAATGTAGAGAGCGTACTATTGAGATAGTTAATCAATCCACCGAACTCTTAGTGGGGTGAAGTGGGGCAAAATGGGATATATGTTCATCATTCAAGCAGTTCTATTTCTCGCCGCTTTCGTTTTCTGGATTGCATCGCTTGTGGTAGGCCAGGACAACAATATCCGCCGCATGATGCTTCGGGATAAGCTCTTTAAGATTGCGTTCGGTTGCATTATCGCTTGGGGACTAACGCTTATCGTATGAAGACCGAAACGTTTCACGGCCAAAGCGTAGATATGACTGACAATGAGTGGCGGACATTCATAATGAAACCAATCTACGACAAGGTTGTGTACGTAAATGAAAAACTGATTAAAGCCGCTAAGAAGGCTAAGGTGCAGCTTCGGGTAGAGTGTCCAGGCGGTAGCAGCGTGTACGACCCAGCAGAGATTCTTCTGAACGGTCGGAAGATTGAGAAGGTCTTCAAGATTAAGGAGAAGCCAATGATTTTATACAAACTAGATTTAGAGGAGGTTCTATGAGCAAGAGCAAAAAGCCAGCAACTATCGTAAGTGTTGTGCTGGATATGTCGGGTAGCATGATGAGTGTTTGGGAGCCAACGCTCAGCGGTATCAACGAGTACATTAACCAGCTCAAGAATGACGGTAATCGTTACCGCCTCAGCCTTACTGTATTCGATACTGAGTTTGAGAAGCTGTACGTGGCTACTCCAATCGCTGACGTTAAGGAGATTACCAAAGAGCAGTACAAGCCTCGTGGCATGACAGCGCTTTACGACGCTGTTTGTAAAACGATTGCGGATATTGAAGTGGAAGCTGGTGACAAGACTCCAGTACTGTTTGTAATTATGACCGACGGTCAGGAAAACAGTTCGAAGGAATATACTCAGGTTCAGATGAAGGCTGTAATCGAGCGCCTTGAAAAGCAGGGGAACTGGACATTTGTATTTATGGGAGCCAATCAGGATTCCTACGCTACAGCGGCAGTTTACGGTGTACAAAATGCAGCCAATGTGGTTAATTACCATGCTTCAGCAGCAGGTACTAAGGCCGCTTTCAGCACGCTTACTCGTTCGACCAAGAACTACGCCATGAATATGTCTGCGAGTGCTGAAAACGCAACAGCCAGCTTCTTCAGCAAGGCGGATAAAGAGGAAATCGAAACTAAGGCATGACTGTAGCAATCGACATTGACGGAACTCTCTTCACTGTAGAGGGGAAGCTCAACCAGAAAGTTGTAGACCTTGCCTACGCCTTTAAGGTATTGGGAGCTGAAGTATACTTCTGGTCTGGTGGCGGTAAGCAGTATGTCGAACAGCGTCTTCGGGATGCGCATATCGAACTGTCGTTTGAAGCCCGAGATAAGCTAGGCGCTAAAGAAATGCCCGACCTCGCCATTGATGACCAAGAGGTACAGCTTGGTATAATTAACTTCCAAGTATGAGTGAAAAAGTAATGACCGCCAAAGAGTTCTGTGAGTACCGACGGGATGACCGTGAGAGTATTCTCAAGAAGAGCTTTGATGTGAAGCAGCTTAAAGAGCTCTACGCCGACCTTACTGACTACCTTCGGGAGCTCGGTGACGATGTGAAGGCTTGGGGTGCTGGCTCAGCCCGTGGTCAGGTTCGTTACGAACTCAACCGTCGAGCAGGTAAAACGCTAGAGAAGCCTGACGGAAACCCAGACCCTGAAGCAAATCTCGATGAAGGTTGAAGACCCATTCAACATACTAGGCGCATTGCCTGATGATGTGGCACGAGGAATCGTGTCCTTCTTCGAATCAGATAACATGGAGGTAATGATGGAAGACGCTAACTTTCGTCGCAACATTGCCGACGAAGTAAAGAAAATGCGCACGAAGGCCGGACTCAGCCAGAAGAATCTCGCCCAAAAGCTCCACACCCAACAGAGCGCAATCAGTCGCCTGGAGTCAGGCTTTGGACACTGTTCAACCCGCACACTCTCGATGATTGGGGCAGCAACCGGACACAAGCTCCTCGTTATGACATTCGACCAAAAACCGAAGTCCGCCGAGGTCAGGGGAGTCTCTGCTACGGTTGAGAACAAGTGGCTTCCAGGAGTATAATAATTATATGATTGTATCTGTTACGTTTGAGGCGGAAGGGATGGACATGAACTATAAAATCGACGTAAACGCTGAGCAAGCGGCACGTTTGAAGCAAACCATCCATGAAGCAGTCGACAAAGTACGTGGTGAGTGGACAGGCGGTGATACTCTACCTGCTACAACTCCTCTTGAACTTGATTCTCTGGATAATCGGCCTAGTACTTCGCTCGCTCATACATTGCGCAAGAGAGGCGCTGACCTTTCCAGGGATGCACTACACAAAGTTTGGCCTCCTCGTAGAAAACCATAAGCGACGCATATGAGCGTAAAAATCGGCTGGGTAATCATTGCACTCCTAATCGGCATATTTCTTGGTATGTGGTATCAGGCAAACCCGAACGAGGGTAACAGCGCTATGGGTACGTTCAAGTCATGGGTAGGCCGCTCCTTGCGTGGTGAGAATTGCGCAAAGGGCTATAAATGTATACCAGTGGATGAAGTTACGCCAACAGTAAGCCCAACACCATGAGCCAACTCGTAAGTATCTTAATTGCAGCAGTAGTCGGAATAATCGTCGTTGTAGTAGTTGAGCGCTTGTCGCCTGACCCAACGATTACCAGCGTCGTAAAGATTGTGGTAGTGGCAGTATTCCTGTTCACGGTCGCTAAAGCACTCGGCTTCTTGTGAACCATAAGCGGAAGCACCGTCGACACTACTCGACCTGTTTACTCTGTAAGTATTGGAAGATTTGGGGAACGTCAGAAAAGCACAAGGCAAGCGGGAAGGGACACTACCTTCGAAACCTTGTGAAAGCTAAACAAGAACTGAATGAAGTTCCGAAAGAAGCGTAAACTCAAGGCTCTTATGACTGGACGAACGAGTAACGGGGACTGGTACGACCCAAACCTTCCCATTGAATTGATATTAGATGAGCTTTCAGACCAAGAGCGCCTACGACCCGACGAGGCATCGGAGGCCAACACAACCCATAATCCGGACGACACCGAACCCACCACAGGGGAATTGCCTAACGGACATCATAATGCTTCTTATCGCAATGGGAGTAGCAATCTTGGTAGTGGCATGGCTCGGTAATCATTGACAAACACTTGGCTTAGTGATAGAATAGTAGTGAGCACAAATAAAAACAAATAAACGCTCACTCAATATGGATAACATTGTCCAAGTAATAGGATTCGTAGTATTCGGTACAGCCCTCGCTTACAATATGTGGAACGGTATGAACCAAAGGATTGAAGAAATAGACGAACCGGAACCAGTTAGGGAGAAGCCTAGGAAACGCCGCCTTGTCAAAGCCTACTACCGTGTAGCATAATGATAGCGGTCTAGGGATATGCCCCACTATTTCCAAAAACCAGACAGAGCCCTCGCAAGGGGGCTTTTGTCGTACCCATTGACAGTCGAGGTAGCTCATCAGACAATGGATGTAACTAACCAGGGATTATGCCAGAAGAACCAACGGCCACGCTGAATCCTCAGCAAGAGTTGTTTTGCCAGTATTACACTAAGAACTCAGAAACGTTTTCGAACGGAGTTTTTTCATATGCGGCCGCTTACGGTATTAACTTGGAGGATTTAAGCGAAGAATCCCCTGGTAACGACCCTGAAACAAAGAAGCCGATTCAGAGTCCTTTCAAAGTGCAGTACCACATCTGTGGAGCGTGTTCAGCCAAGCTACTCAAAAAAGCAAAAATCCAAGACCGTATCAATCAGCTTATGAATGAAATGCTGACTGAAGAAATGGCGGACGCTGAGTTGGCATGGGTACTACGCCAGCGTAAGGATATTCCATCAAAGGTTGCGGGTCTTCGTGAGTTCAATAAGCTCAAAGGTCGAATTGTTGAGCGTAAGGAGTTGACTGGTAAGGATGGTAAGGATTTGTTCAGTGGTCTAAAGGGATTGTCCGATGAAGAACTTGCTCGAATTGCCGAGGGAGGAGCTGGAGAAAGCAGCAGCAGCACGGATTGAACTAGAACGACGACGGTCAGAGCATGACCCCGTCTACTTTGTAAATCGGTTCTGCTACACCTTTGACCCACGGGAACGTGACCAGAAGGACTTGCGCTTTCAGCTCTATTCATTCCAGGAAGATTACGTCTTAAAGCTCGTAGACGCTATTCGTAACGGGTACGACGTATTTACCGAGAAGAGCCGTGACATGGGTATCTCATGGACGACGCTTGCGGTCATTACCTGGTTCTGGGAGTTTGAGAAGGACTTTCAGGCACTACTCGGCTCCCGTAAAGAGGAGTACGTGGATAACTGGACAATGAAGTCCTTGTTTCCAAAGATTGAGTACATCATCAAGCGCTTGCCGTGGAAGAAGGAAACGGACTACGAGCGCAACTATATGAAGCTCGTTAACCTGGTGAACGGGGCTGTTATCGAAGGGGAGTCAGCCAACGCTAACTTCTCTCGTGCGGGTCGCTACAATGTAATTCTCTTTGATGAAATCGCCTTCTGGCCGTTCCAACAATCCTCGTGGGAGGCGGCTGGTGATGCTACTCCTTGTCGGGTGGCTGTTACTACTCCTAGTGAAGACCCCTCATATGCAGGGGCGCTTCGTGATTCAGGGCTTGCAGAGCTTCTAACCTATCACTGGAAACTCCATCCAAAGAAGGATGAGGCTTGGTATGCAGCCGAAAAGAAACGTCGAACGACTGAAGCGGTTGCTCGTGAGTTGGATATTAACTGGCTCGGCTCGCTTACAGGACTGGTGTACCCAGAGATTCAGTATTGTACGGTCGGCCTCTACCCATTCGTACCTGACTGGCCGCTCTTTGTGTCATGGGACTTCGGGCTTGATGGTACGGCTATCATTTGGTGGCAGGTAGACCCATCGACTGAGAAGAAGCGGATGATTGAAGCCTACACTCGGACGAACGAGCCGATTCATTTCTTCATGCCGCTCTTTGGACATCCAATCAAAGCTAACTTCACCTACCAACAGGCGGACTTGGATTTGATTGAACGCACAAAGCATTGGAAGGGCGCTGTTCACTACGGAGACCCCGACGTTGCCAAGCGTGCTTACCAGTCTGAAACCCTTACCTCTACTCGGGAAGTATTGGCTGAGCACCGTATCTACGTTCAGACCAACGAAAAGAGTAACGACCTGGAGTCTCGCAAGACCGAGACCAAGCTCATGCTCCAGGCGGGTATTGAGGTGAACGATACGCCTGGTACTCGAATGTGGACATCAGCCATGCGCCAAGCCCGCTACCCTAAGCGTCAGGAAGGTTCGCAAGCAGTCAACGAAAACGTGAAGCCTATCCACGACTGGACAAGCCACCCACGCACATCAACTGAATACTTTGCTGTTAACTACCTACCACCAATTAAATATGTTCGACGTGAGCGACAGTACGACACCGTTACAGGACGACTTGTCTCTTGAGGAGCTTATTGTTCCTCGTAGAACTGTCCCCTGCGCTGTATGCCAGGAGCCGCTTCCGCTTGGACGGGTACTTTGTGGAAAAGCCTTGTGCCGCAATGAGTACCAGCGCCGTATTGCTCGACGCTATAAGGCTGAGCGACGCATCTACGTAGAGTATGCTGAGGTAGAAACTGTCATAGTAACAACATCCATAACTGACCGCTCAATTGACGAGTGGGACTAACTGAGATACCAGTCAAGATATGCAAAATACCGACCAAATATCGCTCTGGAGTGGACGTTTCGAGAGTGCCAAGAACGCTCAGACCAGCCTCCGAATGAACTTCAGCCGCTGGTATAAGAGTTTCTTTGCCGCCTCGCCGACAGTTGCCGCTCCGTGGCGCTCTAAGGTAATTGACCCAAAGATTAGCTCAAAGGGTCGCTCCATTCTCGCTAAGGTAGCGTTGTTTGACCCACAGCCAAACTTCATTCCCAACGACGACCACGACTTTATGAAGGCTAAGAACAATGAAGTTCTTATTTCAAACGACCTTCGCAACTCCCTGTTCGACAAGCCGATGTTTCTTAAAAAGTATGATTGTCTGTCCGACGCTGTAATTTGTGGTACGGGTATTGCCATTGTGCCGTGGAAGACTACTACTCAGACCTACTACCAGCGGGTGCTTGATGGTAAAGGCAAAGTAGACATGAAGAACGAGAAAAAGAAGGAAGTGAAGCTCGGTTACAACGAGTTCCAACCTATCTCTATCTTCCGCTACTTCCCTGAACCTGAAGCCTCAAGCGACCAGGCGGCTAACTGGATGATTATCCAGGACTTTAAGACTCCTGAAGAAGTTATGGAGATGGCCGACAAAGGGACTAAGCTCGCTGACATGGAAGGTTTGGCGGGGGACACCTCGACCAGCGAGACAAAGATGCTTGAACTCTCCCGTAATAACGCCCTCCAGGTAGTAACTGACGGAAACGAGAATAAGGTTGAAGTCTGGCACTGCTGGGACAAGCTCAAGAAAAGCTACTGCATTATTGCTGGTGGCTCTGTTGTTATTTGTGACGACAAGAACTACTACTGGCACGGCAAGTACCCAATCGTTACCTTCAAGATTACTCCCCGTGCGCACAGCATTTGGGGTCAGGGTATCTTCGAATCTACTGAGCGCTTGGGTGCGGCCAACGACAGCCTGATTAACCACTTCTTCGACCAGCTTGACCTGGCGCTTAATGGAATGGTCATGCGTGACCACCAGACTCAGATTATCGACTGGAACATTGCGCCTGGTGGAGAGCTCGTATACTCGGGTATCAAGCCTGAGCAGATGAAAATGGAGATGCCGGACGGTAATACCTTCCAGCTTGCCCGTAACGTACTGACCGAAGCCATTGAAGAAAACACCGTATCTCAGTACGAGGTAGGTATTCCACGCTCTGGTAGCGATAAAACAGGTGGTACTAAAGGTGGTATCCAAGCTATTCAGGAAGCCGCCTCTGATATTGTCCGCTTCTTCGAGCGATGCTACGCCGAGACACACAAGCAGCTCTACACTATCTGGCTCTCAAACAACCAGCAGTTTATGGACAGGGAGCGAGCCGTACGTATTCTTGGAAACGGTGGGTACTACCCACGCAAGATTCGACCTGAAGACATTATTACTGCGGGTACGCTTGATGTAGAGGTAGACATTGATGAAATGCGCCCTCGCAACAAAGAGTTCGACCGTGCAATGACTTCCGAGTACGTTTCAAAGGTTATGGAAATCTACGCCGTGTCCCAAAAGGCGGCTCAAGAAGACCAGACTCAGACAACGAAGCCTATTCAATTGAACTTCCACGAGCTCTTGCGGGTATTGTCCGATTCTATGGGTCGTAAGGACTTCGACCGCATTGTGGAGCCTATGAGCCAGGTAAACGATTCCCCTACCCAGGAAAACGAGCTTATGCTTCAAGGTAAGGAAATCACACCAAATCCTCAGGACGACCACAAAATCCATATGCAGGTTCACCAAGAACTGTTGGATGACAAGGGTGTCGACCAGGAAATCCAGATTAACGCCGCTACCCACATCCAAATGCACCAACAGATGTTGGAGCTTGCTGAGGAACAGAAGAACCAGCAGGAGTTGGCTCGCCTCAAGCAGATGGAAGCTGATACAGCCCGTGCCGCTGGTGGTATCTACCCTGGAATTGGTAGTGACCTTAACCAGCAGAACGCTCCGATGGCTCAAGGTGTGACTGACTCTATCAACGCTCACCTAGCCGGTGGTGGAGCTGGAGCTCCAGGAGCCGCTATGCCAGGTACACCGCCTGATATGGGCGCTGGTATGCCACCTCAGGGTGGAATGATGCCTCCTGCTGGTGGCGCAATGCCTCCAATGGGCGGGGGAGCACCGATGCCTGGAATGGAACAACCTCAACCACAACTAAACCCACAAAATGCTCAAGTTTCGCCTGAAGCTACCGCAAGTCCCGTTTTCTAAGCGCCCCGTACCTGGGGAAGCGAAGGAAAAGTACATCTCTCACTGGAAAGACCGTATCCACGAGGGACAGATTTTGGTTGATGTAACGGCTATGCCTGGATATACTGCCGCCATTGAGCACTTTGAGCGGGTAATCAACGCTCAAATCAAGGACGGAACCCTCAACCTAGAGGTAACACGGGGAATCCAGCAGGTTTTCGACTTCTTTGAGACTGGTGCTCAGATTGTTCAGGCCAACCAGCGTGATTTAGAGCAGTATAAGGATATTCCCGAATAATGGCTGAAGATTGGGACACTTTTTTCGATGACCAGCCAGAAGTTGAGCCTCCCGCTGAGACTGAGGCGTTTGCTATTGCCGTTGCTCTCGACCGTGAGGCACGGCTTCGTGAGATAGCTGAGCGCATTAAGGCAAACCCGCATTTCTCGAAGGAAGACAAGAAGAAACACCTCGAAGATGCCATGCAAATGGTGAACAACGCTGAGTACCGGACTATTGACACCTCCCGTAGAGTTGATACCAGTGTCTGTAACCACTCTGCGATTGTTGATGAGACATTGCCAGATGGCCGGAATCATTGGATATGTACTCTCTGTGGTCGAGGTAAGTATTCAACTGACAACCCGTGGAAGTGAGCAATAAGCGAATATCCCCGTTTATTGCTCTCTCCTGCGTGATTGCAACCGTAGGTTTACAAACCTGAAGATATATCCTTCTAATCGTCACTCAAGACGTTAAAATGT